ACGACCTCAAAAAACGATCTGAAGACTTTCCATTACAAATTGTTCCGCGTGGTGGATTGATTTTATTAGCTGGTGTCGATGTGCAAAAAGACCGTTTTGAAATAGTGGTCTATGCCTTTGGCCGTGGAGAAGAAATGTGGACCGTTGATTACCAGGTTATTGAAGCTAATCCTGCTGTACAAACTGAATGGGACAAATTAGATGATTATTTGCTTTACCGATATCCACACAGTGCAGGTGGAACATTAAGCATTGAACATGTAGCTATTGATACCGGCGGCCATTGGACTCATCAAGCTTATATTTATGCACGAGATCGACGCACAGCAAGTGGTTGGAGCAAAAACACACTTTATCCGCCTAAAGTTTACGCAACTAAGGGATCTAGCACATCAGGACAACCCATCAGCAGTCGTGGCAAGATGCAGGATGTCACTATTAGAGATCGCATCATTAAATTTGGCGTAAAGCTTTATCTTATCGGCACTGACACTGCTAAAGATTTAATTCATAACCGTTTGCAAGTTAAGGATTCTGGACCAGGGTGCTTGCATATTTCAAAACACCTACCAAACATATTTTTTGAGCACATTACAAATGAGGTTAGGGTGCTTAAACAAACATCACGCGGCACGATAAGTAGTTGGGTGCCTAGACGTGCCCATGCGCGTAATGAAGCTCTTGACTGTACTGTCATGACATTATTTTGTGCTCATAAAATTGCCTTGCATCGAAAAACTCAAAGTGAATGGGATCGTTTAGAAAAAATTGTGCAACCTGCGCAAAATGATTTGTTTGATTCATCGATTGACACAGTAACACGAACTTCAGACACGCTTATCCGCACAACCATCCCAAACTATAAAACCAAACAACCAAAACGGAGTTCGGCTTTGCTATGACCGGCATCATCCACGAAATGCAACGCGTCGTGTCATCGGTGATCAATGACGATCAAAAAGCCGCCGACATCGTTTATGCCTTGATCAGTACCTTCGGTGGCGAGCGGCTGTATGTCCCCACCTGCGACTACCACACCCGCAACGCCGAGATTCGCAGTTTGCATGCTGCTGGAGCCAGCGTTGAACAACTGGCCCGACGGTACCGCTTCAGCAAACGCACGATTTACCGGATTTTAGGTCCGTAAGGCTTGACAAATAGGAACAAAATACCTATTATTGGCCAGCCACCGAAAGGGAGGCGCCTTCCATTAACATCGTTAAGAGGACAAGACCATGGCCAAAGCCTACGCCCACTGCGCAACCGAAGGTTGCACCCACACCATCATGTTCATCGAGCAAAACCGAAAACTCGCCGACCGTAAAGCGGAATGGGCCGAGTCACAAGGATTTATCTGCTCAGACTGCCAAGACAAACAACGCCAAACCGAAAACGCCAAAGCGGCTGAGCAAAACCAGGCCGCAGGATTGCCAGAGCTAACCGGCAGCGACAAACAAATCGCCTGGGCTGAGACAATCCGAGCCCAGAAACTGGAAACCATCCGCCAGTCGCTCGCCGGCGAACTGGACCACATGATGATCGATGCCTACTGGGGCTCGGCAGGATGGCATCAAGAGCCATTGCCGGTTGACCATCCGCACGCCTATTACGCCATTGACCTGCTCAAGCAACAAACCTCTGCTTCCTGGTGGATAGACCGCCGCGACAGCAAAATCGGTTTCATCCTGCGCGAGTTATTTGTCGCCAATCCACCTGCTGCCGAGGTAAAACCGGAACAAAAAGCCATTATCGACGAAGCAAAGCTAGAGGCCACCGTAAGGCCGGCCAATCCGGTGACAGAAACCGTGGCGGAAATCACGATTAACGGTCAATATGTACGCGTTTCATTTCCTGAAAAGCGCGAAAATTTCCGGCTGATCATGCACAAATACCATTTTCGGTGGGATAACAATCGTTGGCAGCGCCTGGTTTCAGCCCTGGACGGTACGACGTTCGATCGCGCTGCCGAGATCGGCCATTTTCTGCTGGCCCACGGCTACATCGTTCGCCAGTTCAATGCCGACATTCGCAATGCCATGATTCACGGCTATTTCGAAGCATGCCAAACCCGCTGGATTGCCCTGTTTACATCAGGTAAAGAACAAGGCCGTTTATGCATCCGTTGGGAGCGAAAAGACGAAGACTATTGGAAAGTCGCCAAGCGCCTGCCGACCGCCCGTTATGCCAAGCCGCATATTTCCGTCGCCATCGAGCAATTTGAACAGGTATTGGATTTTGCCGAGGTCAATGGCTTCTCCATCACCGCCGCCGCCCGCGAAGCCATGGCAGCTGCCAAACAGGCCAAAGACGCGGCGCTAGTGGTCGACGTGCGCTACGAGGAACCAGATAAGCGGGGCGACGACGGAGAACCGGTAGAGCTGGAAGTGCCTTCCGATGTAGAGGTTGACGATGACCTGCGCGATTGAACGCCGGGCGATTGTCGCCACTACGCCGTTATTACGTCACCAACAAGAAGCCGTTGCCAAGCAGTTGCCGACGCGTGTCGGCGCGCTGTTCATGGAAATGGGCACAGGAAAAAGCCGCACTGCTATCGAGCTGGCCAGGTTGCGGCAAACAAAAATCAGCCGAGTGGTGTGGTTCTGTCCGGTAGCCCTCAAACAGACTATTCGTCATGAGATCCTCAAGCACACCGAGCACACCGACGCCGATATCTGCACTTTTGATGATAAAACCAATAGCCGCAACCTGACCGATTGTTTTTGGTACGTGGTGGGCATCGAGTCTATGAGTGCCAGTAATCGGGTAGCACTGACCGTCAACCGACTGATCGACGATACCAGCATGGTCATCGTAGACGAATCCAGCTACATCAAAGGCCACAAGTCGATGCGTACCCAGCGCATTACAGTGATGGCCGAGCGCGCCCGTTATCGCTTGATTTTGACTGGCACACCGATCAGTCAAGGCATCGTCGATCTGTATGCGCAAATGCGGTTTTTATCGCCAAAAATCCTCGGTTACCGCTCGTTTTATTCGTTTAGCCGCAACCATCTGGAATACTCGGAACGCTACAAAGGATTGATCGTGCGCAGTCATAATACCGAATGGATCGCGGCCAAAATCAAGCCCTACGTTTACCAGGTCACTAAAGACGAGTGCCTGGATCTACCAGCCAAAATTTACGAAACACGCTATGTAGACATGAACTCAGTCCAACGCCGTTGGTATGAAGCCGCTAAGGAAGAAATCCTGACTGAAAACCCGGATGATTTCACGTCCTACACCCTGTTTCGGTTATTTACCGCTTTGCAACAAATCACCTGCGGATTTTGGAATAGACGCTATACGGATATCTCAGGCCGATTGACCGAGGAGTTCATCGAGATCGATCACGAGCGCCTGGATGTGCTAATCGACACCGTCACCAGCATCCCAGTAAACGAAAAAATCATTATTTGGGCCAAATACCGCTACGACATTCAGCATATCGCCGCCAAGCTGAACGCGCTGTTTGGCACTGACAGCGTGGCGTTGTTTTATGGCGACTACAACGAACGACAACGGGCTGAACAACTGACCAGATTTCGCGCCAACGCGCGCTTTTTCGTCGCGACTCCGAGTTGCGGTGGTCACGGACTAACGCTCAATGAGGCGCGCTACGCCATTTTTTACAACAATGGTTTCAAATACGCCGAACGCATTCAGGCTGAAGATCGCAATCATCGCATCGGTCAAACCCACAAATGCGTTTACATCGATATTTGTAGCGACGCTGGCATTGATGAGCGCATCCAGAATGCGCTGTGGAGTAAAAGCAATGCCGTGGCCAAATTTAAAGCCGACGTGGATCGCGTGAAAACCAGCAGCAAAGAAAAGTTGCGAAAAATAGTGATGGAATTATGAAATCAGCTTGACAATTAGGAACAAAGTACCTATCATTATCAGCAACAGGACATCATTAAGCCGGCAGGATGCAAGGCGAATACCAGCGAAAGCGAGGCCAGTCATGAACACAAAAACTATAAAAATAAGCGAATTCGATTCAAAAAAACATAAAGTCGTATTGGACCGTTATGGAAAAGGATTTGCTGCACATAAAGTAGCACATATTAGACTTTCTGAGAAAAACTCAAGATTAGGGAAATATTTAGTTACTATTGATTTTGGCGTTGGTCAGCAACCTATTTCTTGGGATCAAAATGATGATCTTATAAGTGTTGTTGAAGAAGAAATAAGTATTACTAATACAAAAATTTCATTCACCCGTAACTTTAAAGCCGCAGTTTTTGAAGAAGAAGCCGATCACACCATCAAAACGTTTTTTAGATGCACCAAAGAAGCATTGAAAAACATTCAACATTGTTGGGTTGTTAAATACCAAGGCGAATTGATTGCCGCATCAAAACAAGAAGCCAAGGCCTTGGGTTATACCGATTGCGATGAAAGCTTGATTGCCATCGATGATGAGCATGACGAAATCCCCGGTTTTAGATGGGCAGTAACCAGTCGTTAAATGACACAGCAGGGTACGTGCTGCGTACCCTGCCATTTAGGAGAGCAGCCATGAAAGCACTCAACAAATTTATGACCCCAAAAGGCGAATGCGTTATCTGGATGGCGACATCCAAAAACGATGCCCCAGAATTCTGGGCACTAATGGGCAAATGGTTCGCCAGCCGTGAAGTGGCCGAATCGCTGGGCGAGCCCGTGTATGATAACGAAGACATGATTTGGGCACTGGCGATCATTAACAATGAAGTCGTCGGCTTTGGCGCCATCGACATCAGCCACCTCGACAAAAAGTTTGCTTTGCTCAACTACGGTTTCATGCAAAAAGACTGTCGCGGTACCGGTATTTATCGCCGACTGATCGAAGCCCGTATCAAGATCGTTGAACAAGACACCGACGCCGAAACCATCAAGGCACTCTGCACCGGCGACAGTTCGCCCGTGTTAGCCAAGTTGGGTTTTATTGAAAAATCCAAACGCGGCCGCTACACCTGGCACGTCAAGGACATAAAACGATGAACGTGCTTGAAGCGGCCAAAAGCCGCATTGAAGAAGCCATCACCACCCACGATGATTTCTATGTCTCGTTTTCGGGCGGCAAGGATTCCGGCGTCTTGCTCGAGCTGGTGATCGATGTCGCCAGACAGCTCAACCGCCTGCCGGTTAAAACCGTCTTTGCCGATCTGGAAATCATTTTCGAGGAAACCGCACGTTACACCCGCTACCAAATGGACAGGCCAGAAATTGAGCCGTATTGGCTGTGCCTGGCGGAGATTGAAAACAACGCCAGCAGCGTTTATCAGAGGTATTTCAAATACTGGGGCAAAGATGAGCAACCATGGTCACGCGACATGCCAGATATGCCTTACGTGATCCATGAAGACAATCTGCCCGATTGGCTGGCCCCGTATTACCAAAGCCGTGCCACCAATGAATGGACCATCACTCGTATGGGCGAGGCGTTATGCGATAAAACCGGCGCGCAAACCATCATCAATTTTATCGGCATGCGTGATGATGAAAGCTACGGCCGGTTGATGAATGTCCACACCATGAAAAACCGGGACAAGAAGAACCCGCATACCTACCGCTATGTCAACGGCCGCACACCACGAACCTGGATTTGCCTGCCGATTCACGATTGGAAAATCGCCGATATTTGGCACTATTACGCAGCCAATCAGCTAGATTACAACCGCGTCTATGACGCAATGTGGAAAATGGGCATTCCGCCACACGAGCAACGCACCTGTTTTGCATTTGGTGAAGAGCAGTCGAAAACACTGCATCAATGGTGTGTGATTGAACCCGCTACCTGGAATCGCATGGTCACCCGCGTTGAGGGCGCAAACTTCGGCAAGATTTACAACCATACCCGCATCAATAGCGGCAAGGTTAAAAAACCCGACAATCTGACCTGGCGCGAATATACCAAGGTGCTAATGGCATCTTTGCCGGAAGACGCGCGCAAGATTTTCGAGGAAAAATTCGAGATCGTGTTCTGGTACCACCGGCATCATTACGAACAAAAGGAAAACATCCCGAAATCGGTGTATATCCAGGACAGCCGCAAAGACCGCAACAAAGTCATGGCTGAAACTGGCCTGAAACAAAAATACTTTATTACCTGGGAAGCCTTAGCCGAAGCGATCATCAAACGCGACTTTGTGTTCAAAAAATACGGCTTTGGCTACTCCAACAAAATGCAAAACAAAATCGAGGGGCTTTATGAAAAGTGGAAAGACATCTGATCAAGTCGATTTATTCGGCAACACTGACATTCCAATCAAAATGCCAGAATTGGTGCGTCTCGAGTATTTAAAACCCAATCCCTGGAACCCTAACGCTGTTGCCAAACCCGAACTGGATCTGCTCAAGCTCAACATCAAAAAAAGCGGCTTTTGCTTTCCGATCGTCGTCATCAAAGAAAGCGATACCAGTTACATGATCGTCGACGGCTTTCATCGCCACCTGGCCGCCAAGCATTTCAAAATGGAATTCGTGCCAGTCGTGATTCTGGATGCTGACGTCAGCGAGTTGATGAGTGCAACCATCCGCTTCAACCGCGCCCGTGGTACCCATCAAATCAACCAAATGAGCAACATTGTTGCCGACCTGGTCACGCTGGGCATGCATGATTTTGAAATTGCCGAAAACCTGGGTATGGATGCTGACGAAGTTTTGCGGCTCAAACAAAACTCAGGCATGCCTGATTTATTCGTCAAACACGATTATTCACCAGCTTGGGAGCCACATTATGAATGACCCTGTTATTCTATCGCGCGGTCAACCGTACCCGCTGCAATATCCTCAACAAGACGGCGCCGTAGCGGATTTTCTGCGCAGCAGTGGTAATAGACTGTTAGTCATGCTGTCAAGAATGACCAGCGCCGAAGAGCAGGCCTTCAGAAATGGCCTAATTACCGGTGGCTTTTTGTATCAAAACGGGGCTTTGCTGTGGTTGTTCATTTTCTACGGCAAAGATGGCCGCCGGCTATTTACCTTTGATGCACCCTTTGACGCCCGTGTCATTCCCGCAGATGACCGCCAGTTGTACAGCATCGACAACCCTGATCAACGCCTGGTCATTGAGCTACATGCCGTCGATGACAAAGGCATTTTGCGCGCCTTGCGGGCGCTGACATTATCGCCAGCTCTGACCCTATCTTTTTTGTCTGCCGTACAGGATCAACTGGCTACAACCGAGGGTGATAGACAGCTCGCTATCTGGATGCAACAGCAGCCCGAACAACTTGCCAACACTATCAAACTGGAGGCGCTGGGCCGATGAAACCAGACAGCAGCCAATACAACCCGGACCCGGCCTATTTACGCGAACTCATTGCTAAATCAGGTCTGAGCCAACGCAAAGCGGCCGATCAATTGGGCATTACTGATCGCGTGATGCGTAAATATCTCGCCGACCGTTCTGCGTCATCTGCTACCGATGCGCCGTATGTCGTGCAATTCTGTTTGGAGTGTTTAGCAAAAAAGTAAAAGTTTGGTGCGCCATGCGCACCCATTATCTGTGACATTTTTTGCCTAGAAAATGTCACAAGCCCTGTGTGATTCTGTCACCCATGGCATTCTCAGAATCACAACTCACAGCGTTAGAAGCCGCTATTGCCAAAGGCATGACCTCGGTGCAATTCGGCGAACGTCGCGTCACGTATCAGTCACTCACTGACATGATCAAATTGCGCGATGTGATGCGCACCGAACTCGGTGTCTCATTACCGACTGCTGCTAAGTCCCGTATCGTCAACATCGCTACGGGCAAAGGCTTATGAGCGTCGTCGATTTCAAAAAACGGCGCTACGACGCTGCCAGCAAAACCACTCGCACTAACAATTGGCGCACCACGTCAACCGATGCCAATGCCGCCATCGTTGACCCGCAAACCATTCGCAACCGCGCCCGCGATTTAGTCCGCAATAACCCTTGGGCCGCCAAAGGCGTGTCGGTAATCGTCAATAACACCATCGGTTATGGCATTCGTTGTCAATTCAAAAAGCCCGCCTTGCAAAAACAATGGCGCGCCTGGGCTGAATCTACCCAATGCGATGCCCAAGGACTAACTGATTTTTACGGCATTCAGCAGTTGGCTGTTCGCGCCATGGTGGAATCCGGTGAATGTCTGATCCGTCGCCGCTACCGCAAAACCGAAGACGGTTTGAATGTGCCGGTGCAATTGCAAGTCATCGAACCAGACTACCTGACCTCCGCCAAGGATGGCACATTACCGAATGGCGGATGGATCACGCATGGCATCGAGTTTGACGCTATTGGTCGCCGCGTGGCCTATTGGCTATACAAACAGCATCCCGGCGATAGCGGTTTTTACTATTCGCGCTCAACAAGCGATTACTCCCGCGTCGACGCCAAAGACATCATCCATCTGTTTCGCTCTGACCGCCCTGGTCAAAATCGCGGTGTGTCCTGGCTGGCACCCGTGATGATCCGATTGCGTGAGCTGGACATTTTCGAAGATGCGTACCTCAATCGCCAAAAGCTGGCCAATCTGTTTGCCGCGTTTGTCGAAACCGACGACCCATCTGAAGCCGAAGAAGAATTTACCGCGCTCGAAGAGCTAATGCCCGGTTCGATTTACGTCATGCGTCCCGGTCGCAAGATTGATTTCTCGACACCACCACAAGCGGCTGACTACGGACCTTACACCCTGGCTAATCTCAAAGCGGTGGCCGCTGGTTTGGGTGTGACGTATGAAGCACTGACCGGCGACCTATCACAAGTCAACTTTTCATCAGCTCGCATGGGCTGGCAGGAGTTCGGCCGTTCTATCGATGCGTGGCGTTGGCAGTTAATCATCCCGCGTTTGTGTGAGCGTGTCGCAGACTGGTTCATTGAAGCTGTGCCCGGCATGGATCAACAACCGCGCGACTGGACACCACCTGCTAGGACTATCGTCGATCCTGCCCGCGAAATTCCCGCCATCAAAGACGCCATCCGAACGGGCTTGATGACATTGCCGGAAGCCATGCGCGAGCAGGGTTACGACCCACAAAACATGCTGAAAGAAATCGCCGAATTCAATGCCGCGATGGATGCGGCCGGCGTGGTGCTCGATAGCGATCCGCGTCAAACCTCTGCCGCCGGCACAACACAAAACACGGTAACGCCTAATGACAATGCAAACACGACAAATCCCTAAGCTGCATGCCCGTGCGGCCTTCGTACCGTCCACGCTCAATGAAGAGGCGCGAACGGTCGAACTGACCTGGACTACCGGCGCTCAAGTTCGCCGAACCCATTGGTGGACAGAAACACAATGGGTTGAAGAGTTAAGTTTGGACAGCGCTCACGTTCAGTTAGATCGTCTTAACAGCGGCGCGCCATTGCTGGCCAATCACAACAGTTATTCGCTGGATAACGTGCTGGGCGTTGTTGAGCGGGCATGGATCGAAGGCAACGAAGGCCGGGCTGTGGTGCGTTTTAGCGAGCGCGCAGATGTGGCACCCATACTGGCAGACGTCAAAACCGGCATTCTGCGCAATATCAGCGTGGGCTATGTCGTGCATCAATTTGAAAAACAGAAAGAGCGCAAAGACGATCTGCCTGTTTATCGTGCGGTGAATTGGGAGCCGATGGAAATCAGCCTAGTCACCATTCCTGCCGACGCCGGTGCACAAGTGCGCAGCGAAGGCGAAAAATTCAACGTAACAATCATTAACCATGAGGTAAACGCTATGACTGATCCAGTCGAAAAAGAAGCGACCGAACAACGGGCGGCTCCCGCTCCGGCTGAGACGGTCAAGCATGAAACCATCGATGCGTCGGCAATTGCCAAAGCAGAGCGCAAACGGATTGCGGAAATCCGCAGCTACGGTGAACGCTATCGCGCCGACGAAGCCATCATCAACGACTACATCGAGCGCGGCATTGCGTCTGCTGATGTGCGTTTGGAAATGATCGACAAACTGGCAGACAAAATGGACAAAGAAACCGAAGTGCGCGGCCACATTGACATCACTGTTGATGAACGCGACAAATTCATGCGCGGTGCTGAAAAAGCGATGTTATTCCGCGCTGGCGTTGAAAAAGACGACACGCAAAACGAATTTCGCGGCATGCGTTTAAGCGATTTTGCCCGTCATTCGCTCGAACGCTCAGGCGTGCGCACGATTGGCATGTCATACGATGCAATGGCTAAAGCCGTGCTGTCACGTAGCCAAGGCACCAGTGATTTTCCAGTGTTGCTCGAAAACACCATGCACAAATTGCTGCTGAATAGCTACCAAACAGCACCCGACACCTGGCGCTCATTTTGCCGCGTTGGTTCCGTCAGTGATTTCAGAGCATGGAAACGTCTCCGCACGGGTTCCATTGCCAACCTGGATCAAGTCAATGAGCATGGCGAACTGACCAATAAAGTCATTTCTGATGCCGAAGCCGAAAGCGTGCAAGCGTACCGCTACGGCAACATCATCAGCATTACCCCAGAAACCATTATCAACGATGATTTCGACTGGATTGCCAACCAAACCAATGCCCTGGGTCGTGCTGCGGCGCGAACGATTGAAGCGGCTGTCTATGCCAAATTGATTGCTAATCCCACCATGAGCGACGGCTTTGCACTGTTCTCCACGCAGCATGGCAACATTCAAACTAGCGGCGCTGCGATCAGTGTCACGACGTTGGACGCCGCGCGCGTGGCCATGGCACAGCAAACCGACATCGATGGCAACGATTACCTGAACATCAGGCCCGCCGTTTTGCTGTGCAAAACAGCGGAAGGTGGCAGCGCTCGCGTTACCGTTAATGCGGTTTACGATCCAGACACCGCCAACAAGCTACAAAAACCCAACGCTGTCAATGGCATCGTGCGTGAAGTCGTGGATACTCCGCGCATCACTGCTGGTTTCTACTTGTTCGCCGATCCAGCCGATGCGCCAGTTCTCGAAGTCGTGTTCCTCGACGGCAACCAAGCGCCTCGCATCGAGCAAGAGGAAAACTTCCGCACCAAAGGCTTGTCCTGGTCGGTTGAGTTGCCATTCGGCGTCGGCGTGGTCGATTTCCGTGGCGCGTACTTCAACGACGGCGCTTAATCATCGGTTTTGATTCGCAACGGCGCGGCTGATGTCGCGCCTTTTCACAGTTTCATGAGGTTTTAACAATGGCAAACAATTATGTTCAACCGGGTAAGCAAATTACCTGGACCAATGGCACCGGCAGCGCAGTATCCAGCGGGGATGTCGTCGTTGTCGGCAATCAACAACTCGGCATCGCTTTAGTCGATATTGTTAACGCGGCAACTGGCACAGTATCGCTCGACGGCGTTTATGATTTGGCAAAAAACACCAGCGATGCCGTCACAGCCGGTCAAAAACTGTGGTGGGATGCCTCAGCGGGCGAAGTGATCAACGCCCCGGCTAAAAATGCCTATTTCATCGGCTACGCGACTGAATCCGCATTGGCCGCCACTGCCACTATCAATGTTGCGCTGGAAGAATTCGACGCCGAAGGTCCGCGCGTACTGACACTGGCCGCCACCGGCAACGAAACCCTCAACGTTGGCGACTTCGCCAGCGGTGAATTGATCCTGTTCGTGCCTAACACCGGTGCAAAAACTTTGGCATTGCCCAGCGTGGCGACCATCCCTCCAGGCTCAAAACTGTTCGTCAAAAAAACCGATGCTACTGCGCAGGCAGTAACAATTGATCCTGACGGCTCAGAAACCATCGCGGGCGGCTCAACATTTGCAACCATCGACGCTAACAACGACTTGGCGCAATTCGTGTCAACCGGCGCGGCGTGGGTGTTGTTGCATAGCACGATCGCGTAATGCTCGACAAACTCTGGGCCATCGGCCGGGTACTGACTGCCGGGGAAGAACTCGCCAATGCATCGACCTGGAAAAACCGCCAAGCCTCGGCCAATGCCGTCTTGGCGGTACTGGGTGGTGCGTTGGCGTTTTTGCCGCCCGAGCTGGCGATCGAGCAGACCGACCTGCAAATGGTGGCTGCTGGCGTGGCTACTCTTGGCGGCGTGCTCAACGCCTACTTCACGCTGGCCGCCGATCGTCGCGTCGGTTTGTCGGCTCACCGTCAATCCGGTCAGCGTCATCCGCACCGACTACACGACAGCGATCGACGGACTCGAGATGAGGATGCATTGTGAAGATTAAGGCGTTTGCCATCGAACGCTTTGCCGCATTTCTGCTCAGCGGTCGCATCTTTGCAGCCGTGCGAGCGATCGTCACGCATGTCGATGACCCGGCGTTGACTGGCTCAGAAAAACGTTCCAAAGCCATCGAGTTGATTCAACAGCTCGGTTACGGCCTGGCCGGCTGGTTGATCAATCTCGCGATCGAACTGGCCGTAGCCTGGGCTAAAGAAAACTCGCGAACCTAAAGGATTTTTATGGCTGCTTTTACGAACTACTTAGAAAACAAGTTGATTGACCACATTTTCCAAAACACGACGTTTACCAGTCCATCGACGTTATACGTTGCGCTGTTTACGGCCGTGTCAGACGGCGAGGCAGGCACGGTGACCGAGGTATCCGGTGGTGACTATGCGCGTGTCGCGGTGACTGCAAACTCATCAAACTGGGCCGATGCCACCGGCAACAACGGCACGACATCCAACGTCAATGCCGTGACATTTCCAGCCGCTACAGCCGACTGGGGAACGGTCACGCATTTTGGCATTTACGATGCCTCGACCGCTGGCAATCTGCTGGTGTATGCCGCGCTGACCAGTTCGCGCAATATCACCAATGGCTCGACCCCAAGTTTTGCAGCCGGGGCTTTAACAGTACAAATCGACAACTAATCCCGAACGCGGTTATGCGGGAGTCAGGCGCGTGGGCGGTTATGGATCAAGACACCGTTTTACAAGGGTTGGCCGCCACCGCTGGCGTGTTGGCGACCTGGGTATATTCGACACTCAATCGTCGTATCGCGTTGCTCGAGAAAGAATGTAAGTCGACCCACGAACGGATCAATGCGAATGAGGTGCTTATGGTCAGTCAATATGTCAGAACCGATCGCCTAGATCGCCTTGAAAACGCGATTTTTCACAAGATCGATCGTTTAGAAGATAAGTTTGACGGCCGTTTTGATGCGCTGATTAACAAGCTGGAAGATCATGAAGATTAAGCTGATCGACGCGATGACCCTGCGTGAAGAACTTGAAACGCTGATTTTGCTCAGCGCCAAACACGCGCATCGATCGGTGGACCTGATTCGCATGACACCGGTCGCCGAATGTTTGATGCGCGAAGCCGTTGAGCAGTGCGATCGGGACCGACGCAATGGGCATGATTAACAGTGCCGCAGAATGGCTCGAGATTTTGTTCTTCGCGCTACTCGTCGGCTGCATCTGCATCGTCATCGTGTTGATCGCGCTGGCAATGGGCTGTGTGTACTGCATTAAAGCCGTTTATGAATCAGATTTTAGGTGGATTATCGAATGAATTACTCAGCATTAAAAACCGCCATTCTGGCCAACGCCGATTGCGCTCAATATGTCGTCACTAACGACATGCCGAAAGACCCTGACTATTTCGAGAAGGATAGCTCGATTGCCGCCATCTTTAATCTACCGGTTGGTACGCGGCTGGTTGAGCGTTTCGAGAATGCCATCGGGATCATGTCGGCCCTGGGCGCTGTGACGGGCGCGACGATCCTCGAAAAACTGGATCAAGCGAAAGCCGGAATCCCGGCATTGAAATGGGCGATGCTGGCGATGGACGCCCCGCAGGGCGTTAACCTGGGCGATCCTGAGACACAGGGGATGCTAGATGGTTTGGCTGTAGCCAACGTGATCACCCAAACCGAAGCCGATGCGATTAAAGCCCTGGCGATCCAGCCATCGTCACTGGCTTATGAAACAGTTGGGCAGTCCGTAACAGCGGCTGATGTTTCCATTGCATTGAGGAATTACTAATGGCTATCACACGCACAGCATCACAAGTTTTATGGTCATCCGCCTCGACAAAATCTGTCACATCCGCTACTGAGGTTGTCAGCGATGTTGTTACGCTGGATGCCACATGCGTATCACTCGCGATCACTGTCAGTGCAGACAACGCGGGCACACCCGCATCCGGCGATACTGCCGTCTGGCGGATCCAATGGTCGACTGGCGATGTGCTGGCCGACACTGGCGACGACTACGACACGTCCGAACACGCACAATATCTAACGGTATTGGATACCTACGCGACCAATACGCCAGGCGAAGATCCCGCACGACGGACAATCATCGTCGATGTCGTGGCGCAGAAATTCAAACTGGCCGTCACCTGTGCTAATGCCGCGACACGTAACGTCACGGTGGCGGCGCGGATCGAGGAACAAAGGGCCGCGTAATGGCGATTTACGTCCCCGAGCGCAAGGTTTGGACTAGGCAGCCTCGGCTCCCTCTCATCAGACCGGAATATAGAGACGGTCTGCAAATATCCGCACCGTTAGCAGGTGATTTGACGAATAACATATTGCCGGCTGGAGTTTCTATTACAAACTCTGGAATGACAAACGGCAGCTTTATCGACGGTCAGGGATTTGTAGCTAATGGCTCCTCAAGCTATATGAGCTTCGGTGATGCGTTTTACTCTGATACGTTAACGCTTTTGATTACGTGGGTTGCGCCTGCATCATTAGATGCTAACGCAAGAGCTATACTTTTCAAGCGCAACTCATCCGGCGGTGCTTCCGGGTCTTTAGAATATAATGTGGTACAAACAAACACCTATATACAGTTTGGAGCTTGGACTACAGGTGGCGTAACTATACAAGACCACGGTTTCACAATCTCTATCCTACCCAACTCTACATATAATATTTGTGTTGTACATAGAGGTTCTGGTAAACCATCTAGTATCTATATTAATGGCGTGGAAAGTACTGCATCCGCCGTTGCATCTGGAAGTATCCTAAATACAACAAGTCATTTACAAATAGCGGCCAGAACCAATAATTTAGACAGTAGGTGGGGCAAAGGCACCTTCACAAACTTCCATGCATGGAGCATTGCAAGAACTGACGGATTAGCGCTATCGAAAAACCCCTGGCAAATATTCGCCCCGCGTAGGCAGTGGTTTGCGTTGGGTTCGGCGGCAACGGGCATCGATCTATCCGCCGATGCGCAATCATCAGCATCAGCCACCGGCACCATCACTCAAGCCGTCACACTCACCGGTGCATCCGTTGCCCTCGCCACCGCCACCGGCGTCGTCAATCAAACCGTTAGCATCGCAGGATCAGCAGCATCGATCAGCGTAGCCAATGGCGTGGCGATGATTACGACCACGTTGGCCGGAAACGGATTTGTTGAGTCGTTTGCGTCGGGTACGCTGGCATCGGCATTAGCGTTAGACACCCACGCCGAATCATCTGCGACCATGACGGGTACCGTCGGATTAACGATGTCACTATCCGCTACCGCCATTGCACAAGCGCTGGCCAGCGCGGATTTAGACTCAGGTCAACAAAACGTATTAAGCGGCAATGCGCAAGCGTCGACTGGCGCCACGGGCTCTATCATGCAATCCATACCCGTGCTGGGTGATGCGGTTGCAACCGTAAACAGCGCGGCCGGCCTGTCTAACACGCACGCATTATCGGGTACCGCCGTAGTATCTGCGTTAGCCAATGGTGATTTGCAGATTACTGGTACCGGGTTGTCCGCTGCTGCAATTGCCGATGTGATTGCTGGTGGCTCTATCACGATTGCCATGCCGTTGGATGCGGCTGCATTGGCTCAGGCCCAAGCCATCGGCACGCTGACCGTTGCGGATTTGTGGTCTGGCACGGTGATTGAAAAATACACACTCAGAGCCGCGCGCAACTATGTGATGACCGGCCGTGAGCGCAATTACAGACTAATGGCGAACGCATGAAAATCAGTGCCAAGACACCCAGCGAAGTAATCCCAGTCATTTTTGACTACAGCGAACTCTTACCCAATGCGACACTCAGCATTGTGTCAACCTCGATTGCCGTGATCAGCGGTACCGACGCCTCAGCATCAGCGATGCTGTACGGTGCGCCGGTGCTCGATGGTTTGACCGTGGTGCAACTGGTCCGCAATGGTGTGGCCGGCGTCACATATAACCTAGCTTGCCTCGTTGCAGTCGGCTCTGAAAAATATCAAATTGACGGCAACATAGATTGCAAAGCGAGGCACTCATGAGTTTTAGCGACGTGTTTACCGATACTGACGAAGCCTCGATCATGGATGCGCTAGGTGATGTTTGCACCTACAACGGCACGACGATCCACGCGATCATCGATTACGGCTTGCAAGACATCAATATGATCGATGCGTACACCACTGCGGCTCAAATCCGCGTGCAAGCGCTCAAGAGCAGCTTGCCCAACGTCAAGCGCGGCTCGAAATTGGTGCACAACGGCAAAACCTTAGTCGTTGATGCCATCACCAACGATACTCGCACGCATTTAACCTTGGCCTGCCGTTATGTCTGACACCCTCCGCGAACAAATCATCACCGCATTTGCTGCTCGATGCGAATCGCTGTCGAGCAATCCCGTCGACCGCTGCAGACGCTCGATGCCCTCGAGCAAAGAACCGTTTGTCTCGGTCTGGGACGGTCAAGACAATGTCTCGATCCAACGTCCCGGCGCGCACACGCATGCGATGCAAATCGGCGTCGAAGCGGCCTGGCAAGCGGTCGACAACCCCAGCATCGAGGCCAATGCCATTATCGGCCTGATCGAGCAGACGGTATTAGATGCTGACCGCACGTTTGGCGGGCTGGCATTGAAGACCGTGCTGCAATCCACCACACCCGGATACCCCACGGACGGTAGCAGCATTGTGACAGTTCAAATGGTTTTTAACATCGAGTATTTGACGCCCATCGGCGATCCGTACTCATCAATTTAATGAGAGGTAATTGAAATGGCTACAGCCGAAAATGCAAAATTACAATACGAGGCCGGTCAAACGGCCTACCCCATGTCTGCACTCACTGACTCCGGTGATGCGACGATTTTTACATCATCCGCTGAACTGTTCAGCAAAAAATCAGGTTATGCTCCTGATGTACGCCCCAACGGTTTGATCACCGGCGGCGCGGTCATCCCTGCGGTGTCGGGCACCAATGACAAGGTCGATGTCGCCGCGTTGTCCGTTTATTTGGCTGGTGTTAAAACCGCTGTAGCGGCGGCGACTGATGTCAGCATCACTCGCGGCCTGACTACAGACACGCACAACATCACCTCGATCACCGTTACCAGTGCGGGCGCGATTGCCGCAGTGTCCGGTGTGGACGGCACATCGTTTACCGAGACGCGCGGCGGAAACGGCGGGCCTCCGTTGATTCCGGTGGGCTCTGTTGAGATCGCTCAAGTGCGCACAACCAGCGTGACGGCTGCAGCTGTCGACGACACCGAAATTTTTAGCGTGGTCGGATTGCATCAAGAGCGTTACGACTACCCCATATTTGACATCGATTATCTGACTGGTCAAGTGGTGTTTGCCTCGGCATTGCCCAAAATCCACACCGGAACAGTCGCTAAAAAGGTCTATGCATCCTATGCTGAGCCGATCTTCTCTGATATCTCTCTAGCGTCCGATTTTACTCCGGCCGAAACCACGCACAGCGTCAGCTCGACGCAGATCTACGGCGGCACGTTGGGCAGTTCGTCCAGCTCATTAGGTCAAGCGTCATTCAATGCCTATTTGAATGATGGCGTCAGTGATGCGTTGGTGGGTCTAAAAAACGAGATTTTGTGGTTCAAATTCTTACCCGATCGCTACAAAGACCAGTACATGCTGACCCTGGGCAAGCTCGGCATCAGCCGCACCTTCCCAGCCGGCGGCAACATCGAAGCGGCCTGCACCATCTCGGCTGAGACTGCAACCTTCGAGGTTAATGCCTAATGGCCTTTAACTCAAAGGCCTTTATGCAAGCGCAATTCGTGCCACGGACGGCACGGGTTGACGTCCCGGGCCTCACAGACTTTTTCGGGGGTGACGATGCCGTATGGACAGTGCGCGGTCAAACCGCGTCCGAGATTGCGGCGGCCATGGAAGCCAGCCAAAAACATCAGAACATCGATGCCATCATCAAAGCCATCGCCAACAACAAAGACCAAATCGCCGAACTCAAACGCGCGGTGGGTGTATCCACCGACACGCCATCTGAGATCATCAAGCGCCTGGAGCAACTGGTGCAGTGCAGCGTGGAACCGGCTATTACGCTGGATGTCGCGGTGCGTTTGGCGGAAGTGCGACCGATCGAGTTCTACACCCTGACCAACGAAATATTGAAACTGACCGGCTTGGGGATGGATGTAAAAAAGCCGAAAACCTCTGGCGAAACGACGAAGTCAGAGGGCTGATGGCATTGCTGGATTTACGCGGCGGGTTTTTGTACGAACACAAGCGGTCACTGTTTCCCGAGGGCGAAATCACGGGCACGGAGATATTGCTCTGGGAACTGTACTACATGGACAAAGAAAAGCGACGGGGTAAATAATGGCCGACCTCACTAAAACAGTCGAGATTATCTTCGGTGCGGTCGACAACACCGGCAGCACGCTGTCCGGCTTGTCAGGCAACATCGGCAGCGCCGTCAATAGCATTTCCGCCATCACCGGACCGCTGGCCGATGTCGCCGAAAAGGCCACCAAAGCCGAAGCCGCTATTCTGGCCGCCGGGGTGGCGTTTTTGTCGGTGGCGGTCAATGAAGCGTCCAAATTCGGTGAAAAGATCGAAGAAATCGGCACGCTGACCAACTCGACAGCAGATGAGCAAAACGCTTTAAAAACCGCGATTCAAGATTTTGCTGTCAACTCGACCAGCAATTTCGAAGCGATTGGCAACGCGATGTATATCGCAACGTCGAATCTGGGCGACACCTCGAAAGCGTTAGACATCCTTTCGACCGCCGAGGCCGGCGCAATGGTCGGCGCCACGGACCTGGAAACCACCACCGCATTGCTGACCCGAACCATGAACGCCTATGGCCTAGCGACGGACGACAGCAAAACCAACACCGAAAACGCCGAGCGGGTGATGGCCGCCATGTTCACCACCGTGCAAAACGGCGACGTGAACATGGCCGCGCTGTCTGAAAACATGGGTAAAGTGGCGTCCACGGCCGCCGCTGCTGGCGTGGACATTGAAACCGTCGGCGCTGCGATTGCCGCGTTGACCGGTGCCGGTGTTAATGCAGAGCAATCCACCACGCTGTTGAATGCCGCGATCAAAGAATTGCTGTCGCCGTCGAAAGAACTCGACGCGGCGCTGGGTGGCGTCAAGCTAACCAGCGATGGCTTGCCAGCGGTCATGGACAAGCTCAAAGAAGTCACCGGCGGCAGTGCAGACAAGATGTTCGAACTGTTCAGCTCATCGGAAGCCGCCAAAGCCGCGTTGATTCTCGCTAACGACAGTGCCGGCAAATTTGACGGCACGTTGCAAGCGATGAAAACCAGCGCGGCCGATTTCAGAACCAACCTGGATGCGGTCACCGGTGGCGTCGCCGATTCAGCGCAAAAGCTGGAAAACACCGCCACGGTGCTGCTGCAAAAAGTGGGTGACCCGCTGCAAGACACTTGGGCCGGCATCCTCGATGCGCTCAAAAACGCCGTCGGCGGCCTGAATCTGTCCATCGACGAGGGTGCGTTTGCACCGGTGTTTACGGCGATCCAGGGTTTCGGCAAGGATTTAGCCGATGACATCAACGGCATTGCCGAAAACCTGCCAGACGCGTTGAAGTCAGTCGATTTCAGTGGCCTGCTAGATGCGCTTGGTGATTTAGGCAACTCATTGGCGGGCATTTTTGACGGCGTTGATTTGACGACGCCGGAAGGTCTGAGCACAGCGATTCAAGGCATTGTCGACACCATTGAATCACTGACGCGCGTCACCGAGGGTATTGTCGACGCCTGGACGCCGTTTTTGCGCGGCATTCTCGACGGGGTCGATGCGTTCAACGATTTGGATGCCGACACCAAAACCGCGACCGGCACCGTTGCCGGCTTGAGCCAAGTATTCGAAACGCTGAAAAGCTTTGTCACCGGCGGCGCTGATGCGCTGGACACCGTCGGCAAAGCGTTGACAGCCATCGCCGGTATTCAAGCCGCTGAAGCCATCGGTGGCTTAGCTACTGCGATGGGCGCGCCGGTGTTTGTAGCCATGGCCGCTACGTTGGGCGCCGTCGGATTTGCGATCAAAGAAAATGTAGAGGCATACGAAGACTACAAAACCCGCCAAGATGCCGTCAGCACGTCATCTGAGAGCCTGGAAGCGAATCAAGCCAAGATTCGTGATCGCCTGAAAGAGATCAGCGAAAAAACAGGGGTCGTCGTCACGGACATGGACGACTTCAACACCAAAGTCAAAGACGGCGTGTTGGTGTTCAACGAGGCCAACGGCGAATGGGAAAAAGCCAGCACCGGCATTACCAGCATCGGCGATGCCAGTTCATCGGCGGCTGAGAATGGCAAGTCGTTCGCGGACATGGTCAACGATGTCGCAGCGTCGATGGGCTTGGCTAGTGAGGAAGCTAAAAAGACCGGCACCGAGTTTACGAATTTAGAGGATGCACAAACCGCATTGTGGTATGCCGTCAATGACGGCAAGAATGTGTACATCGAGTTCGAGGATGGGCTGTACAAAGTCAAGAATGCTGCCGAGGAATACGGTGGCGAAATTACAGCGGCCAAAACTGCGACTGACGACGCGGCCACAGCGGCCAAGGAAGGCTCAAAAGAGTGGAAAAACATACAGGACACGCTGATCGAGTCCGAAAAAGCCGCCAATGATTTCAAAATCAAAATGGGCGAGTTGGCCCTCGAAAAATATGAGATTGATGTTCGTGCCAACGTGGACCTGCAAACCGCGCAAATCGAAGCCGACACCGCACGCATTCAATCCGCCTTCCAGGCCGCCGCAGAAACCATCGGTTACTTGGCCTCCAGCGTCACCGATCTGTGGGTCGCGTTTGGCGATCATGCCGGTTTCAAAGGCGGCGATGCCATTGCCGCTGCCGCTGAACGAATGGAAGCGCGCTTGGATGAAGAGCTGCAGCTCAAACGCGACATGACCAACGCAGTCATCGAACAAGCGCAGGCTACCGCCAACCGCCTCAACTCCGGCGAGCCAATCATCAGCATCGATGCCCGCGAACTGGCCCCCGAGCTGGAACTGGTGTTTGACAAGATACTGCGTTACACCCAAGTCAAGGCGTCGCAACAAGGTTTATCTCTATTGGTGGGCTTATGATCGTCTCATTCTGTAGTCATTTGTTCGACCTCAACGGCGACCACCGCTTTGAGCCCGACATGAAAGACAGCGACTTTACCGTCGCTTCCCGTCGCGTTTCGCGCACGGCCACACTCGACGGCGGGGCGTTGATCGTCGACAACGGCTACACCGCGTCGGATGCCACGTTCACCATCAGCTTACCGCACATCAGCGCCACCGCGCGCACGGCGCTGCTCGACACCATCAAAACGCATAGTTTGTTGGTGCTGTCGTGCAAAGCAGGCTGTTTTCTGGGCGTGGTGGAAAAAGTAGACGAAGCCAACGCATTCAAAATTCGATTTTTAGTTTCGCGCGACATCGCGCAGGGGTAAGTATGGCCGTGGGTTCTGTCACAAAATATAACGGGCTCGAAAAGCAAATTGCCGCCGATGCAAACAGACAGTGGGACGATAGCACGGCTGGCAACATCATGTTTTGTTTGTGCAGTGACGCATACACCCCCAGCGCGACACATAGCACGACCACTGACTTGGCGGGATTGATCACCAGCGGCGATGGCGCGCCGATCGCCGCAACTGGGCTAGCAATCGACAGCACCACGACCGCCGGCACCACTTATTTTGACAGTGCTGATGCTGCGTTTGGCAACCCTGTGACGATCACTGCCAAATATCTGGTGGCCGTAATGCCTGAAACTGCGGGCACATTTAGTGCCACAACGAGTAAATTGCTGTTTTACGTTGATCTGAATACGACGTCCGCATCATCGACTGTCTCGTCGACGGCGGATGAATTTACTGTGCAAGCGCCGGCTAATGGCTGGTTTAAGATCGTCTAGCTATGGCCTATCCATCCGCATCATGGATTAGTCGGGCCAGTGCCAACGACTCAGACCAGTGGAAGTCTGTTTGCTATTCGCCTGCGCTGAATTTATATGTTGCGGTTGGTCAAAGCGGCACCGGCACGCGCGTGATGACGTCACCGGATGGCATTGCATGGACCGCGCGCACCAGTGCTGCCGACTATCTCTGGTCATGCGTGTGTTGGTCGCCAGAACTTGAGTTGTTTTGTGCCGTATCTAGCAACGGAACGACAACCGGTCGGTGCATGACATCGCCGGATGGCATCACCTGGACGTTGCGTGCAGCGAGTACGGCGCATAGCTGGTATGGACTGTGCTGGTCGCCTGAATTGTCGTTGTTTGTGGCGGTCGGTGGCAGCGGCACTAGCAATAACCGTTGCATGACATCGCCGGATGGCATCACATGGACGCTCAGGACGACCCCGACAGGCGCCACATACTCGAACTGGACCAGTGTTTGTTGGTCATCTGATTTAGATCTGCTGGTAGCCGTTGCAGATAACGGGAATTATCGCTGCATGACATCACCTGACGGCATCACATGGACGAACCGCTCTATCAATACATCAGCAGGTTATGGCGCGGTGTGTTGGTCGCCAGCGCTATCATTGTTTTGTGCCGTCAATGATTACGGTATGACGTACCCTGGATGCGCCACATCATCTGATGGTGTAACCTGGACAGATCGCTCATTTCCAAACACCAACTATTATTACGCTGTCGAATGGTGTTCTGACGGGGGATTTTTTATTGCTGTCGGCGCGAGTTCAACAGCTCTGTCATCTGCGGATGGCATCACCTGGACTGAGCGCACTGCGGCCGCCAATTTATATTGGAAATCTGTCTGCCAGGGCAGTGGAAAGTTAGTAGCTGTCGCTGATAGTGGCACCGGCAATCGCGTCATGACGCTGCAAACCATCCCGCCTGACTGGGTTGGGCAGCCAACACAGTCAACGTTGACGTTAACCGGTGCAAACCCTGTTTTCGTGCTGCATATCCCCATGACTGTCACGGCGTCTCAACTAATGCTAGACCTGGCGGGACAGACACCTAGCATTGTTTTACGCACTGTTGTAGATACGCCCAAGCAATGGGTTTCAACGCGCTATCGCTGCACGCTGAACGATTTGCTCTTGCCCATATCGTCGTTTCAGTGCCGGTTGCGCGTCGATGGATTATCGGCCATCACCTGTGTTTTGAATGGGGCCGATGCCTATGTTGACGCTATTGCGTTGCGTAGCACCGGCATCCTCACCATATTTCGTGAATATGTGCTGGCCGATGGCAGCATCTCACGTTACGTGATGGCCAGCGGCACGTTAGAAAGGTTAGACGTGCAACAGGGCGGCCGCGCAGGCATGACGGGCACGCTGACTGCAACGGGCAATTTCGAGCCCGACACTACAGAAACCATCACGCTCACAGATCCGACATACTACGCGCAGCAATCTGGGCAGAAGCGCTACCGCTGCGCAATCAATCCCAATCTAAGGCCAGGCGATACAGCGTTGATCAATAATGATTCGCTGGTTGTTGGCGACATCATTTATATCGTCGACGTCAAAACGGCGATTATGGAAATTGCAGAGGTTTAATCATGGCAACTGTTAGTAAATACGATAATTTCACACTCAACTTAATGCAGGGGCATCATGACTTTGATAACGATGTCATCTATGCCTGTTTCACTAGTATCGCGCCGACCAAAGGTCACATCCTGTATTCAGAGATCACAGGCGAATTGCCTACCGGCAATGGCTACACACATGGCGGCATCGCTTTGACGAAAGTCTCGTTAAGCCAGACTGGTGGCAAGGCCAAGCTGGTGTGCGCTGATCCGCCTACGCTCACGGCTACCGGCGCTGTCGGGCCGTTTCGCTATGTGATCTTTTATAACGGCGCCAATAATCGATTGATCGGCTATGCCGACAACGGCGAGGATGTGTCGTTGACGAATACACAAACATTTAAGATCGATCTTGATCAAAGCGCTGGGTTCATTACGTTGTAAACATGGGCAAAGCTATTATCAAGTCTCACGTCGGCGATGGCTTGTATGACGTGGATATACTCTTTGACAATGCGGCCATCGAGGCTAAAAAAACAGCAGCTAATACGAGAATTACTCAGCTTACAGCTGAGCTAGATACACTTGAAGCCCAACAGCAGCAACTGCGATTCGAATTATCGCTGTTGTTGATGATCCTCGATGACGCCATTCGGCGGTTGTAAATGACCACACTGACTGTCTCAACGCTCAAACTCAATGCGCTATTTAGTGCCATCGACATTACCCGGCCTACGGGCATGTCGATCGATACGCTGGGCCTGTTTATCAGCATTGATAACCCGGTTATGCGTCAGCCGGCGGCTGAATCGTTAGAGATCAAAACGCTCAACGTTTACGGGTATCTACAAAACATCGTATTGAGCGTCGATGGCACTCATTCAGATGCATTGACGATCGATGCATTAGAGTTGGAGTGTGACATCGACACCGTCACGCTAAAAAACAGCGGCGATCGGTTGCGTATTATTCAGCCGTTGAATCTGTTGCTGACGTTGCCATATGACAGCATCACGTTTGAAATATCAGAGCCGAATACTCTGTCGTTGCGGCCGCTCGGCAAATCGGACATCAACGCCAAGATCAACAGTGTCTTGTTGATTGTCGACGCAGAAAAAAAGCGCATCGCCGATGAGATTGCAAAACGCATCGCAGCGATATTGGAAGACACTGACGATGACATCGATGTCGAATCGCCAGACGATCCAAACTTCGATCCTTTTCAGGTCAAGCTCAATGGCAGTGATTTATTGACGCTGACGGAAGGGGACGATTTGCCGCTCAACCCGTCTGTCGATGAGATCGGAGAAATAGCTAAACGAAAGTACAATCAAAATCTATCATTAGTCTCGCGAATTCTCGGCAATAAAGTCGTATGGGTTGATTATGATCCTAGCAAGCGGCAACTGCAGTTTGAATTCAAGCCTGGCGACGTGCCGACGAATACGCTGAAGATCGACTATGGGCGGTCAAAAAACAAAAAGCAGCTGCCATTGGAGACGATTCAGGAAGGCGATGATGGTCATATCATTCAAACCGATTTCAATGCGGTGACCGAAGCCAACAAAAACGCACTCAAAAAGCGCGCCGAGCTGGACGCAATCGACCGAAAAATCAATCAAATCAAACTGTACAAAGAAGCGCTGACAAAAGAGATTGCGATGCTCGATGCCTATTGCCCGTCATCGATCAGCGCCCGTGCATGGTGCGTTGCTTATAACGAAGACCTGACCGGAGAAACCAAAACCATTGAAGTTGACTATGTAATCGAGCGTGACCCGTTGACGAATCAAATCAGAAATGACACGGGGTTCTGGATACCTGCTACCCAAGAACAATCTACGCCAACAGCTCCAGACAGCATTTTGCAGCATACAATGGCTACGTCTGAACATGCGACGTGGTTTAATTTAGCCATGCTGCCTGCCGCGCAGCGCGACCACGGACGGTATCGGGTTGCCACATTAACCAGTGTGGACAAAAACGACGATACTTGTAACATCACGCTGGATGGCATTTTTACAGCCAGCTTGACGAAAAGCAAACTGACAGATTCATTGCCTATTCTGCCTGCTTCACAAACAAACAACTACAGCAATGTTGCAATTACTTATCCACCCTGCAATGCACAGGTTTTTGAAACGGGTGATCGTGTGATATTTGATGTCACTGCGCAAGCGGTGATTGGATTTTATAGCAACCCCAAAAAATGCACAGATGATCCTGGTGGTGGCGGTGGCGGTGAGTCTTGGATGATCGATATTTTTAACTATAACGTGGGCACGATTAACTCAGCCACCATTGCATCGGTGTCAGGTACGCCGTTGCAATACACAGTCAATAGTAGTGCCATCGAGGCCAACTGGAACTCGAGCGGCACAACCACGGTGATCAAAAAATCATATTACAATAACGTAAGGTATCCAACAACGCCCATCGAGTTTGAATGGTCGACTGTATATTCGTTGACTGTTGGGCCAAAAACATTTATAGGCGACATACAAAATAAAACGGCCACTGATCAGACCGCAACGACAGAGACAACCACCACAACACTTAAACTCGATGCGCTATTAAAGCAGGTCATGGGCTTAGATAGCTATGTCGTGTACGAGATCTCCCACACTGCTACCGCCAGTGCAACAGACACTATTATTCTTGACCCAGAGTATAGCGAATCGCGATCGTACACTATCAACAACAATTACACGCAAAAAACGAGAAGTTTACGGCTGTTTTTATTTTCGACGTTTTCCGACAGTTACGTTCTCGAAGAAGAGCAGATCAGGGTGTATCAATGTGTTGGTGAGGGCTCGTATGGCGTGAACCCCAACGTCGACACCGGCGGCGTTGTGCCTGAAATCACCACGACTATGACATTTCGCACCTGGAAACAAAACGCCGTGATCAGTGAGTCATCCAGCACCACCACAACATTCGGCGACCCACAGTCATTATTCACATGGATTAACGCCAGCAGCGACCCAGACAATGGCGTGCCAACCAATCCCGCTTTGACCCAGTCAACAGCCACGTACAGTAAAGCGGTGAATGTCACGTATTCATAACCACATGCTACGCACACGAAACGCCCCACGATAGCCATCAACCACATTCTACGCGCGTAGCGCATTTTGCGCGATTTTTTGCATTGTAAGCTATTGATTAAAAACGTAAAAAACCGCCTAAAATTCACTCGTGTGTTTTGGCTATAAACACACGTTTTTAGATCATGTAGATTTAGAAACGACCTTGTTGTACCGTCACGTTTTTGATGGCCCCCGTTTTGGCATCGACTTCGCAAATGTACTTCATGTCAGCTACGGCGCCAAAACCATTCTGAAATTGAACATGGTCACCAGCAGCATAAATAGCACTATGCGCGGCATCAACCCATGCAAACCGATCAAACTTGTTTTCAGAAATACCATCTGTCCATTTAAATGACCATTTAGACTGCTTTTCGACCATTTTTTGACAATCAATCCTCGGCATGCTGTTCAAGCCTAAAAACGTGCATTTTGCATCAGCTAAACACTTGTTTTGTGCTTTTTCGGCTATTATTCTAGTGCTCTCTTGTTGCATCCGGCGTGATTCTTCACGTTCACGCTCGGCCCTGGCATTGTTTGCGATGCGTCTTTCTTCGCTGGCCCGTATTTCTGCCGTTTTTTTATCTGCTTGTAACTTGTTTGCTGTGGATTGTTGCTCATAGCCTGTTAACACCCAAGAGAACATGAGCCCACCGAGTACAAGTATTGAAACCACGCCTACCATTTTTGGATCAATCAAAGGCGATTCAAACGATGGCATACGCGATCTGAGACTATCATCGCGCAACTTTTCATTCTCCTCCAACACGGCCGGCTGCAAGTTTTCAGGCCGTTCACGTGATCGTCGAATGTTGTTCATCACGTCGTCAGATAAATCATGTCGAGCAACCTTGGCATACACCACCCCACACGCCGGACACTGATAATCCGGGATCAACGGATCATCGTGCGCGCTGCGAGTGTGGTGGCATTTGGGGCAGGTGATAGGCATGGTGAGTCTCAGTCAATCGATGTCTTCCGGCCTGAGATGCGTGTACCGCTTCAATGTGGCCCAACTATCGTGTAATGTGAATAACTGTACTTGCTCAATACTATAGCCCGCTTCGAACAGCCGGCTAGTAGCTTCATGCCGTAAGTCGTGAAAATGCAAATCCTGGATTTCCAGCAGCCGGCACGCGCGTTTGAACAATTCGCCGATGGTTTGTGGGTTATACGGGAAAATCAACGCATTGGTTTTGGGCTGTTTGCAGACAATTTTCCACGCCGATTTCGAGTATTTGAAGCGCTTGTGATTGCCTTCCTTCTGGCGTGGATGTTTCGCATCGCGCACCAGGCCGGTTTGCCGGTCATCATTATTATCGGTCCACTCGAGCCGAGTGATTTCAGACATCCTCCGCGCGGAATACACCGCAAACCACATGATGTGCAGCATCGGTATTTTGGATCGGCTTCGCGCAAAATAGCGCGACAAGCGCCATAGTTCGCGGGCAGTCGGCCGGCGCTCTCGTTCCGCCGATTTGCCCACCAACTTTTCAGCGCGTAACACGATCATCGCCCGTTCAAACACATTGAAATCAAAATCAAAGCCCTCGACCCCGCTCATCGTGCGCAAAATCGTGCGCAGCCAGATGATGTCGTTATGCACGGTTTGCGGCTTGGCGGTTTTGTTACGCTCAATGCAATGGTTGATCAAGTGTTTAGTCGTCAGCTTATTGACCGCAATCTCTGCCAGCGGGTAATTCAACAGCCGCTCGATGTCGTAATTTTTCGACCGACCATAGCCATGACCGAACTGGGTTTGGTAGTTTTTGATGATGTCTTTCAGTTGTTGCGTAGTCGCTTCACCATGCACCGCTTCACGCTCGATCTCGGCCTCTCGTTTGGCGGCCCAGTCCAGCGCATTCTGCCGCGTGCTGAACGTCTTGGACTCTCGCCAGGTCCGGTCATCGATGCGTTTATAAATTTGAATGCGGTAAGATGTCGAACCGTCCCGGTTCTTGATTTTTTGCGGTTTTGCCACGGATTACACTCCCAAACTCCCCGCTGAAAATCACCGGGTACTCAACGTGTAATCAGTGTAACAAAATGCCCGAAAATAACGCAAAAAACAATAGAATGCGCACGCTAGAAACCGCGCCAACCCTAGCCGAAGCCCGCCACCGCTTCTGCGTGGCACCGATGCTGGATTGGATGGGGTTTTTGGTTACGTGCTTTTAATTCAATGAGTTGCAGGATATCTATTGTTGCATCGTGTAATTAGCGCGTACGGTTTTGAATTCTTGATGTGATTTTTCTCGGCATTGGTCGAGGTAAGCCGATAAGTCTGCGACATCGACGACCCATGGGCTTTTGTTACTGCCGGCGCGGAAGACGGGGAACGGGTAATCGTTTTGAACGGCCGCGCGTTTAGCTTGTTTTTCATCGTAGCCGAAATACTTTTTGCCGACTTCAATTACCGGAATATGTGCGGTGCCGAATTCGGTCATCAGTGCAAAGATGGTGGTGATTTTCATAGTAAGTGGTCTACCAAGTGTTGTGCGGCTCGGTGGATGTCGGCTTTGTCTGCGTTGTACAGCAACTCATAAATGCGGCGCATGCGGCCCACTTTGCGGTTTTTTGCGCGCCTGAAAACCTCACGCCAGTCGCCGTCGAGTTCGGCGGCGGTGCAGGCGGTGACGAGGACGTCGTGGAGTTCTAGGATCTGCGCCGTTTTGAGGGCTTTGAGTTGGTTAGATAGCATCGTCGTGGGGGTATTGGTGCACCATCTCCCGGGCAATAGCCGTCAGCGCCGTGTGATACCGTATGGAAATAGAAGCCTCCGGGGCTCGCCCCACGCGTCCTCGTCTTCTGAGGGTTCACCGTCAAATTGTGGGTTTGGCACCGAGAGCACGATAGGCTCATCGGGGTTGATCCATTCGCCTGAGTCTTTTTCTTCTGGGGTCAACTGCTCCCAACGTTTGATGATGTCGTTGAAAAACTCGGATAGGTGTCTTGCGGTTTGTGGTCTAAACATAGTTATTCGTCTCTCATGGTTTCGATATTATCCGCCCACATCTCAGTTTGCGCGGCTTGCAGTAATAATCGTTTTTTGACGTCTTGTAATTCAGTATTGAATCCGCCGTAATAATCAATTTCGGCAGCAATATCGAGAATGTTGTCTTGCAGTAAGCGGAGTTTGTGAATAATGGTTTTTTGGGTGGTCATGGCTATACGCCCACTAATGATCGATGAGGTTGCATAATCGTGGCACCTTGGTACGTTGGGCGCCATAAATGCAGGCAGTACGGATGGTTATTCACATATTGGCTTTTAGGTGGATGATATTGAATAACGCAATCTTCGTCGTCCCAAAATAGGTTCTTGATAAATGACATTTCTTCCCAAGTCGGGCAGCGAGTTGACGTTGATACGCTGACGTGATCCCATCCCAGTTGATCTGATGCGACGCAAAACAAATCGATCTTCAGTTTTTTGATGGAGATTTTGAACGCCCCATTGTTGCCGTATGTCTCGTCGCTCCCCATAATGCCGTTTGTGATGCGGTATTTTTCAGGGACATGAAAACTCATGGTTTTCTACTCCGTTCAGACAACACCCGATACGCCTCACTCACATACGCCACCTGAAACAACGCATCGCCGAGGGCGTGATGTTCAATATGATCTTTGCGTGTGGTTTGTTTGACGTCGACGCCGGCGAGATCGCGGGCGAGATCCACGATGGTGCGGACGTCGCGCTCTTGCCAGTAGTCCCAGATGCATTTCATAGTGTGGCGCTGAAAGGCATTCCGCAAGATGACCAGGTCGAAGCTGCTGCCGTTGGACCAAACGCGGGTCGTTCTGTAGTTGTGTGGGCGTAAAAAGTCGCGGACTGCGTAGAGCACTTCGTATAGCGACTCGGGGTCAGCTGGCTGATAAATAGCGCTGCGTGCTGCATCATCGCGTTTCATCCACCATTTCACCGTCTCGGGATCAATGTGGCCGTACTCCTCTTGGGTCACCATGGCAACCTCTTTGTATAGTACATCTGACACGATGGCGGTTTTTATGTCAAAAACCGCGATGCCGACGCTCAATATGGCGGCATCGGCGCGCGTAGATAGGGTTTCCAGGTCGATCATGATGTCAGTCATCAAAATACTCCGTGACGTGGTCGTGTAGGCGGTGACGTTCGATGCGGATGAATAACCAGGTGAATCGCCATCCGCTGTGATAAAAGCCGCGGCCTTGTTCGGATGGCTGCAAGGTGTTGATCCAGGGGATCAGGCGCCATTCGCCTGGGCAAAGTGTCAAATGCAATGCGGTCCGGCACATCATGCGCGTGTCTCGGTGGCGGGCAGGAACGATTCTGCGCGGGCAATCCATCCGCCGAGGAACCGGCGTTGACTGTCGTTGGCTCGGACCAGGCCTTCGTAGAAGATCACGCGGCGGTTGACGAGCAAGCTGATCAGGCGTTGTGGCCCGATCTGTTGAATGGCGCCGTTGCAGGCGCTGATCGTTTTTGGGCCCAGCTTGCCGTCGATCTTGCCGACTTGGTAGCCGTGGCTGAGCAGGGCGTCTTGCAAGATTTTGATAGCGCGCGATGCGCCGTGATTGGCAGCCATGTCGAGCATGATCGGCTGGATGGCACAGGGCAGCGCGTTGAATCCCGGCTTGATGTAGTACCAGGCGTAATAGATCTCGCGCGCTTCGTGTTTTTCGAGGGCTTTGACGTCGTCCACGCTTACTTCTCGTCCTCGCCAAAGGGTCAGCGTGTGCTGGGTGATGCCGTATTTCGTGGCGCCGCCGTTGTCGGCGGGATCGTTGACGAAACCGCCTTCGCGCGCGATGAGTTTGTCAATTTCTTGTTCAATGTTGTCCATGGCGTCGTTGTTGGGCGTAGAGTTTGGCGGTGAGCAATTTGACTTCGGCAGCGCAGGTTTTGCAGTATTTCTGCACCCGGCTAATGGTGTGGACCGTGGCGCCGCAGGGGCATGTAAATTGCCGGTGTTTTTTGTGGGGCTTTTGAAAGGTCATGACAGTCTCAGCGGGCTGTTAAAGTCCCAGCGCACAAATGCGGCGGCCCACGGATTGATCATGGGTGCTTTAGGGATTGCATACGGCACGTCATCGTCTTGGTTTCTGCTCTCGTAAAACTGTTTTGGCTTGATTAACCAGGTGTTTTTTTGGGAAAACTTAACTACGTCTTCGATTGAATAATGATCACAAAAAACGCCTGTTTTAACTCGCCATTTGCCAGCTGGTTTTGGCATATCAGGATGCATACGCATGCGTTTCATAGTTTGAACAGAAACTCCATGGTACTGACGAATGTCTGTTAACGTTGCCAGACCAGGCGGTGGCCCAGATTTTTCGCTGATGTATTTTTCAATAATTGCGCGGGCATTTTTTGATTGATAAAACGATTTGTTTTGTTTGCCATACTGGTCAACCGGTATTTTGGTCAACAACTTCCGAATTCTGTCGATTGGTAACCCATACTCTTTTGCTAGTTGCTGCACTGTTACTAGTCTCATACGGCCTCCAGCTGCTCGAGGTCGGCAATGATGTCGTTGAGTACGGTTTCAAAATCACTATTCACATACCCATAGTGAGATTTCAGCAGATTCAGCAGACCGATTTTTTCCGGTTTGTTGCTGATGACAGGCTTGGTGGTGGCTTTTGACAGTTTGTAGGATTGGATCAGCCAGGCAAATCCGTGTTCCATTTCGGTCAAAAAGTCGTCGTCTTTGGGTGTTGGCGTGTCTGCTGTGGCGGATTCTGGCTCTAGCACGGGTACCGGGTCAGGTTCGACAGCGCTAATCTGGACGTCGGCGGCCTGGCCTTGTTTGGTCAGTCGCCAGGTGAGTGTTGATCGGCCGTTGACGATGTTGCTGATGCCGTTTTCGACCAGGCCAGCGTCTCGCAACAGGCTCAGCACTTTTGAGACTTGGTCTTGACCGTTGGTGAATGCCCCTTGTTCGCTAGGCTCCATGTCTTGAAAGATCTCGCGTGCGGTCAGTTCGTCGCCGGATTTCACGTAGCTCTTCAAGATATTGATGATGATGTCTTTTTGAGCCATGGCTTATTTCCGTTTTTCGCTAACGCTAGGCATGATGTTGAGCGCCTTGATCTCGGCTTTGCTCAGCTCGCTTTTGGCTGTGATCGGGCCGGGTTTGGCGCCGGTTTCAGCAACGCTGTTGCCGAGGGCAAATGCAGCGCTGGTGATGGTTATAAAAAACATCACAGTGGCCAGGATGCTGCGGTTGCGGGATTTTCGCGCTTTTGTGATTTCGCATTCGGCCCGGTAGCGTTGTTCGGCGCAGGTTTTGACCCATTTTTCGTGCGCCACGCGGTTCTGAATGGCTTGTTTGGAGGTGGTAGTGAGTTCGTGAGGTAGCATGTTGGTGTCTCCGCAAAAAAAATACCGCGTCCGTGCGGCGAGTGTCGGTAGGGTTAATGGTCGATGGCTCAACGGCAGGCCACACGGGTCGATGGTGCTGACCCACACTGCCAACCGACGTTTTTCCGATCCCGCCGGTTTGTCTTCAACAAATCACTGGCTCCAGGCTTTTTGGTCGGTGCTGGAGGACACCGGTTGAGCCATCTTGAAAGCCCTGGCGACGTATTGTGCCAGTGGAGCTAACCGGCACGGCCGTCAAGGCTTTCAGGATGGCTCTGTTGCTGCTTCACGGGCCATTAGTTAATGACCACTATGTCGCCGGTTTTAGTGATCGCCAGTTGTGCGTCAACACTAGTGGCCTGTTCGCGCCAAAACTCGGCGATTTCTTCCGCTCTTTGTAATGCGTCGTGGGCTTTTTGTAGCTCACATTTTGTTTTTTCGAGTTCTTCGTAAAGATGGGCTGCCACGTCTCTGAGCTGGTCAATGGCTTCTGCATCTAGCTTGTTTTGCAAACGGTTTAGTGTGTTCATGATCTTGCTCCAAAAAAGACCCGCTAAACTAGCCGGGTCAGGTCATAACAACGAGAGGTAAACAAATCTCACTAATGCGGCATTGATGATCAAACCGGCAATGACAATCAGGGTCCAAATCGTTGGCATTGACATACGGCCTCACAAAAAATGGGCCAGCCTTGAGGGCTGGCGAGTGGCGCATCAGCGTGTTAAAACTTTAGCCGCTTGCTAAATAAAATGCAAGCCCATCGCTAAATTATTTTTTTTTGGGCAAAAAAAAGCCCGCGATTGCGGGCTTAGTAGGGTTTTCGGTTTAGATTTTTATAGCGTATCTGTGCGGCAGTGGATTACTTCGCCGATGATCAAGCACAAATCACCCTCGCATACTTTGTTTGGATGTTTGGTTTTATTTGGGTTGTCTGATTGCAACCACCACAGACCTTGATCGCGCATCATCCGTTTAATGACCAGCTGGCCTTCATAGTTGATTGCAAACACTTTGCCGTCTTTGGGTGTTGTTGATTCCAGGTTGATCACGACGATATCATCAGGGTGCAATGTGGGTTCCATTGAATCCCCTATGATTTTACAGCCGATAAGCCTGTCTGGTTTAACTCGGCGCTTGATGAACCAAGCGTTTGGCAAAAAAATTGTTTCAATTTCATCGGCAAGGATGTCTACTTCAAAGCCTGTGATGCCCGCTTGTAACTTAATGTCAAAAACCGGCACGTAATGATGGCGACCACCCGGTTCTTTAACCTCAAGCGATTGGCCAAGCGTTTGTTTTGATTCGTATGGATGCCAAACGTCCATCCACCCTCTGGGCTTTCCAAAGCCAGTCTCTAGGCTACGTGCCAAATCATCGCCAATTCTGCGTCGTTTTACTTCGTTTTTAGTCAAAATCTGGCTGATATAGCTCGGGGCAGTGTTGCCTTTTTCGGCTAAGTCTTTTTTTTTGCCGCCGGTTTCTTTCAGCAAAATCAACAGGTTTTCGCGTCTTATCACATCGTTTGTCATTTCCATCAGGCTATTTAACGCCTTTTTAGCGTTTTGATAAATAAGCATATCGCTAAGATTTAGTTGCACAAACTTTAGCTATAAGCTAAAGTAAATTTATGGACATGAAAACTTTTCTCAAAAACACATCGCCTGATGAGCGCGAAGCCCTTGCAAATCGGCTTGGGACAAGTGTTGCCTATTTCTGGCAGATTGCTGGTGGTCATAGAAAACCCAGCGCTTTGTTATGCCGTCGTCTCGAGGCGGCATCTGGCGGTTTAATCTCCGCTGCTGAATTGCGCCCTGAGCTGTTTGGCAGTATCGATCCTTTTGGATCATTGCAACAGTAGGGGGACCACCATGGATCTGCATGCAGATGTCATTGACAGCGACGGCCTGACGAAGCGTGAGGCCGATGTATTGAAGCTGATGTGTGAGGGCAAGCCGGACAAGGTCATTGCCCGCATGTTGGCGATTTCGATCAAGACGGTTGAGGCCAAGTGTTCTGCTATCTACGAAAAATTGCAGGTTAAAGAGCTGTCGATCAACCACCGGGTTGCCGCAGTTTCATCGGCGGTGGCACGGGGCATGGTACGCATCAGCACGCGGTTGTTGTGCGTGGTGTTGATGATTCAGGCGGTCAGCCTGGATGACGAGGTGTTGATGCGTGCGCGACCCACCCCGCGCGTGACGATCAGCCGGGTCAAGGTGCGCGAATGACGATCTTGAAGGGCGTGTTTTGGTTGATTGCCAGCTTGTTTGGGTTGTTTTGGCTGGTGATTTGTTTGGCGGTGTATTGCGCGGTTGATTTAGGGCTGGCGTGGCTGGGGGATCATGTGGAGGATTTTGAGTGATTATTGGCATTGCAGGTAAAAAACGCGCAGGCAAGACCACGGCAGCGGATGCGTTAGAGGCGATCGATTTCGAACGTCAGTCGTTCGCGGCCACATTGAAGCTGATGGCGCGCATTTTGATGCGTGATTGCGGCATGAACGAAGAACAGATCATCGATGCGCAAACCCACAAAGAACAACCGATGCCGATTTTGGGCGTGTCGTATCGCCACCTGTGCCAAACCCTCGGCACCGACTGGGGGCGCAAGATGATTCACAGTGATTTGTGGGTGATTGCTGCCAAGCACAAGATGATGAGTTGTTGCGACGTCGTGTTTGACGATGTGCGTTTCGAGAACGAGGCGCACATGATTCGCCAGGCCGGTGGCCAGATCATTCACATTCGCCGCGAGCAGACCGAGTCGTTTGATGCCCACGAGAGTGAGCGCGGCGTATCGGTGTTACGCGGTGACATTGTGATCCGCAACGACGGCACGATCAGCGAGCTGGAAGACAAGGTTTATGACGTGGTCGATGTCTGTTTGGGGTTGGGCAAATGATGCGCGGCGGCGTTGAAATCAAAGGCCTGGATGAACTCAAAAAAGGCCTGACTGATTTTCAGCAAAACCTTTACCCAACTGCAATGCGCAATGCATTGAATGATGTGGCGTTTATGGCCAAAGCCGCTGTCGTTGAGCAAATGAAGACGGACTTGGACCGTCCAACGCCGTTTACATTGAATGCATTTTATGTCGACAAAGCCAGCAAAGAGAATCTGTCGGCTAAATTGCGGTTTCAAGATCCTACGCGGCTTTCTGAGAGCCAACATTATCTTTATCCGACTACGTATGGCGTGATGCGTGGGTTCAAAAAGTTTGAAGCCGCGTTACTGGCTAAGCGTCTGATTCCATCCGGCTGGATGACCGTGCCGGGTAAAGATCAGCCGTTAGATGCGTATGGCAACGTGTCGGCTGGTGTGATGAAAGAAATTTTGGCTTGGTTTGAAGCTAACCCTGTGCGTGATGGCTATCAGAGCAACATGACGGACACCACGCGCAATAAACGCCGCACTGGCACTCGCAGTACGTTGGGCTATGAGTTTTTTGTAATCAAAACAGCCAAAGGTAAGTTACCAGCGGGTATTTATCGCCGCGTTTTCCTGCCATATCAGCCAGGCGAGGCTAATTCGAAGATTTATCTAATGTTTTTGTATGTGCCCAAAGCGAATTTTTGGTATGCGCCAAAGTTTAGCTTTCACCAGACTGCGCGTGACATTCTCAACGATAATTTGAAAGATGTTTTTGGCCGCGAGATGCAAATCAATCTTGAGAAGGCGCTGCAATGATTACGTTGTTCGATTATCAACAGCAGGCGGTGAATGAGTTGCGTCATGCGTATGCGGATGGATCCAGCGCGCCATTACTGGTGTTGCCTACCGGCGGTGGTAAGACCGTGTGTTTCACCTATATGGCCGCGCGGGCCAGCGAGAAAGGGCTGAAAGTGTTGTTGGTCGCGCATCGCCGGGAATTGGTGAGCCAGATTTCGGCGGCCTTAGGGTTGTGGTCGGTACCACACGGCATCATTTGGCCTGATAGCAAGCCAACATCGCATGCGGTACAGGTGGGCATGGCACAGACATTGGCGAATCGTATCAAGTTGGATCGGGCGGGTCGTTATCGATTTGACCTGGTGATTGTGGACGAGGCGCATCATGCGATCAAGAACAGTACCTGGGGTGCGATTTTGCAGCATAACGCCGCTGCTAAGTTGTTGGGTGTGTCGGCGACGCCGGTGCGTTTGGATGGCAAAGGGTTGGGACAGCATGCGGACGGCTTTTTTGATGCGATGGTCGTCGGCCCTTCTGCGGCGGATTTGATCGAACGTGGTCGCTTGGCGCGGCCAGTGATTTATGCGCCCGCGCAAGCATTGGATTTGTCAGGTGTGAAAACCCGTGGTGGTGATTTTGTGGCGTCGCAATTGGCCGGAGCGATGGATAAAGCGTCGATTACCGGTGATGCGGTGGCGCATTACCGCAAGTATTGCGATGGTCAGTCTGCGATTGCTTTCACGATTACCGTGGCACATGCCGCGCATGTGGTGGAGCAGTTTCAGGCGGCCGGTTATCAGGCGGCGGTGTTGACGGGATCGACACCGGATAAAGAGCGGGCGCAAATGATCCGCGATTTGGGGACCGGTCAATTGCAGGTTCTGGCGAGTTGCAATGTGATTTCAGAAGGCACGGACATACCCAGTGTGAGTGCGGCGATTCTCCTCCGCCCCACGCAGAGTTATGCGTTGGCGATGCAACAAATTGGCCGCGCATTGCGCTCAAGTCCCGGTAAAGAAAAGGCGATTATTTTGGATCATGCCGATAACGTGCGGCAACACGGGTTGCCGACGGATGCGGTTGAATGGTCATTGGATGGCCTCAAGAAGAAAAAAAACAAAGGTCAGGCGATGGTCAAAATGTGTGAGCCCTGCGGGGCAATGGTGGCGTTATCGGCGCGGTTTTGCCCTGAGTGCGGTTCGGCGTTTGAAGTGCGTGAACGTGATATTGAGGCTAGGGATGGCGATTTGGTGGAAATGACACCGGAAATGCTGGAAGCGGTACGGCGTAAAAAGCGTTCTGAGTTGATCAAAGCCAGAACGCGCGAAGATTTGATCGCGTTGGGTCAACAGCGACATTACAAAAATCCGATGTTTTGGGCGGATAAGATTTTACAAGGTCGTCAACAATGGCGCGAACAGCAAGGAGCGCGCTAATGTTGACCTCTGATAACGAAGGTAAGTTTTTAGACGCCATGGCGGCGGTTGAAGTACAGCCGCATGGGTCGTTGAATTTAGTGCCCGACGGCAGAATTCACCGTTATCGCGTAGCGGGGGATAAATCGGGTTCTGATAACGGTTGGTATGTGCTCTATGACGATGGTGACATACCGGCTGGGGCGTTTGGATCGTGGAAAACCGGTGTTTCGCAAAACTGGTGTGTCAAGTCCGAGCGCGAGTTTTCGCCCGCTGAGCGCGAGGCGTGGCGGAAAAAACAGCAAGCGATGCAACATCAACGCGAAATGGAGTTGCAGCGCGTGCGTCAAAATGCCCGTGATAAAGCGGCGCATTTGTGGGAATTGGCGAGACCGGCGGCGGTCGACTCGCATCCCTATTTGTTGGCGAAGGCTGTGAAGCCTTATGGATTGAAGCGTTTGAACGAACAGCTGTTGATTGCGCTCTGGAACGCGTCCGGTGTGATCACCAGTTTGCAGTTTATTAACGCGGATGGTAGCAAGAAGTTTCTGACCGGCGGTGAAGTGGCCGGCAGTTACTTTGCCATGGGTAAACCGGAAACCGTGTTGTGTATTTGTGAGGGTTTCGCGACCGGCGCAAGTATTCGCGAAGCAACGGGGTATGCGGTGGCTGTGGCGTTTAATGCTGGCAATTTGCTGGCCGTTGGTCGGGCGATGCGTGAGAAGTTCCCGGCGTTGAGCATCATCGTTTGTGCGGATAATGACGTTGCCACGGAAGGTAATCCAGGTCTGAACAAGGCGCAAGAATGCGCCAGGCAGGTGGGCGGCATGCTGGCAGTAGCCAAGTTCCAAGATCAAACTATCGATGGCAAGACGCCGACAGACTTCAACGATATGCATCGGCTGTACGGTTTAGCTACAGTTAAGTCGGCAATTGATGAAGCATGTTCTATTGATCAGAACGTTGATATTAAATCTGACAATCAGATAAAAAAGGCGTTTTTAGATAGGATTGATGCATCAGATGATATTGATTTCTTGATAGGTGATTTGCTGGTTGAAATAGCTCAATCAGGGATTAAAAAGCCATTGGTTGAGTATTTGGTGAGTCAAATTGCCAAAAAATGTAATGTGTCTAAAAAGGTGCTGTTGGATGAAATCAAGTTGGTTTCACCGACCGCGCGTCAAAAAGCACCGTCTCATTTGCAAATGGATGAGGTGGTGTCGCAATTGAATGATGATCATGCGGTATTGCCGATGGGCGGCCGGGTGGTGATCATGAACCGCGAATATGACCCCGTGTTGAATAAACGCTATTTCTCTTTTTCGTCGAAGTCTGATTTTGAGTTGCGTTATTGCAATCGCAAAGTCTACGACCGAGGGGATGAGGTGGGCTGGGGAGAGTATTGGTTGAATCACTCGGACCGTGCCGAATACAAGGGCATGGTGTTTTTACCCGGTGAACATCAAAACGATTATCTGAATTTGTGGATGGGTTGGGGTGTTGAGCCGGGGGCGGGTGATTGTTCTCGCTACCTAACGTTCGTACATGAAGTGATTTGTTCGGGCGATGATGAGTTGTATGACTACATCATGAATTGGTTGGCGCATTTGGTGCAGCGGCCACAAGAGTTGCCGGAAACGGCCTTGGTGTTTCGTGGTCGTGAAGGTATTGGTAAAAACACGTTCATCGATCCGATTTCGGACATCGTAGGACGTGAGCATTACTTGTTGTTGTCGTCATTGAACCAGGTGACCGGGCGGTTTTCCGGTCATCTAGCCAATGCTTTGCTGGTTTTTTGTAACGAATCCGTGTGGGGTGGTGATAAGTCGGCTCAGGGTGTTTTGAAGAGCATGATCACTGACCAAGTACAGCCAATTGAGTACAAAGGCCGCGATTTGTCGATGGTGAAGTCATTTCGCCGGATGATTTTTGCGACTAATGAGCAATGGGCGGTACCCCGTGGGGAGGATGATCGTCGTTATGTGATTACCGATGTGTCAGCAGTACGCAAAGAGGATTGGGAGTATTTCAAACAATTGCGTCATGAAATGGCGAACGGTGGCACGTCTGCGTTGTTTCAGTATTTGTTAGAGCGTGACATTCAGGCCTGGCATCCTCGTCAAATTCCTAAGCATATTTTGTTGAGGGGTTGGGAGATGAAGATTATGTCGGCTGGATCCGTAGTACGTTGGTGGTTTGAGATGTTACAGCAGGGTTATATGTGGGAATCCGATGGTTATTCTGAGGAAAAACGATTGACCTGGCCTGATCGCGCACCATTTAAACAAATCAACGATACCTATCTTGGCTACTGCAATCGCTACAAAGTAGCCCATCCTGAGCATTCGGCGGTAATTGGTCGTGTGTTATCAAGTATGGGCGTGAAAACTGCCCGCCCCCGTGATGCGGGTGGTGGTCGTTATCTGCAATATGTGCTTCCTGGCATCGATGAGGCGCGCGCCACGTTTAGTCAACGCTGGGGTATTCCAGAAGCATTTTGGGCTGAGCATGAAAGTGGCGACGTGTATGGTTAGTGGTCGGGGTGGTCATAGGTCCGGTCGGGGATAGGATTTTTCTGGAACCCGCGTCATCCGTGGGGTGGTCAGGGTGGTCAGGGTGGTCTGGGTATGTTTTTTAGTGGCCTGTAGTATGTTTTTATCCGGGTTGTTTTCTGTACTAAAAAATTATCTTAAAACTATCTATGACCACTATGACCACTATGACCAAGCCAGTCATATCAAGGGTTTCGTGGTCATAGATTGGTCGTGGTGGTCATAGATGAGTATTAAGCGTGAACAGTGGGCATTGATCCAATCGCAATCGCCAGATATAGCAAAGTTCATGACCGACTTTGCCAAGGCTTTTGGTAAGCCTTTGGCAATTAAAGTTGAGTTGGCATCTGGAGAAATTATTGAAAGCGGAGAGTTTAGTCGTGACAAATGCAAGTGGGATGGCAGTGCAAGAACGTTCAAAAAATAATCTTGGGTCCTTCCTAGGTGTCTGGAATACGGGTAATTCGGACCCCACTTTTTGGCTAATGTCGGGCGTGTTCTAAGGGGGTTGTGTTGTCAGAAGTAATTGAATTGAAACATATATTTGATTTTTCAAAGCCATGTACACAAAATGAATTTGCACTAATAATTGGTGTTTCACAACAAGCCGTTTCAGATATGCAAAAAAGAAATGTAATTGCATCAGGAGAAACGCTTGGGATATGGCTAACTAAATACTGTAGCTATATCAGAGAATTTGCTGCCGGTCGTGCTGGCAATGGCGACATAGATCTCGTCACGGAGCGCGCCATGCTGGCTCGCTCACAACGTGAGCGCATCGATATGCAGAACGAAATTACTCGTCGCGAATACGGCCCGATCATCGCCCTCGAGCAAAGCATCAGCGATTGCATGGCCCGTGTCGCCTCCAAACTCGACACCGTGCCTGGAAAGCTCAAACTCGGAAACGACAAGCTTACAGCCAGCGACCTTGACACCGTCAGTGCCATCATCGCCGAAGTGCGTAACGACATTGCCACTATGACGATTGACTGGTTCGACGAACAAACCAACGAGGATAGTGACATCGATGTCGACTTGGAAGACTAGAGCACACCGAGCTTTCCGCAAAGGACTGCGGGTACTTAAAACTCAGCCACCCATGCGCTTATCGCAATGGGCTGCCGAGCATTTCTACCTATCGGCAGAATCCAGCTACACCGAAGGCCGTTGGAAGGCCTATCCGCCACAAGTCGCCATCCTCGATGCATTTGGTAACGACGACATTGAAGAAGTTGCTGTTAAAAAAAGCGCTCGTACCGGCTATACGAAAATGCTGATGGCCGCCATGGCCTACTTCACTGTCTACCGTCGACGCAACCAAGCGCTATGGCAACCGACTGACTCCGATGCACAAGAGTTCGTTGAAACTGAATACAACCCGATGCTGCGAGACGTCAAAGCTATCAAACCTATTTTCCCGCACCTTGAAAAAAAGCATCAACATAACACCAACAGCTACAAAAAATTTCTGGGATGCGTAGCGTATGTCAAAGGTGGTGCATCAGCGCGAAACTATCGCCGTATTTCTGTTGACGTTGCCATCATCGACGAAGTCTCCTCGTTTGACAAAGACATCGATCAAGAAGGAAGCCCGCGCAAACTCGCCAAAAAGCGTACTGAAGGCGCAACTTTCCGTAAGCTCATCATTGGTTCAACGCCTAAACTTAAATACCTTTGCGAAATTGCTAGCGCCGTCGAAGAAGCCGAAGCTGTCTACCTCTGTCATGTACCGTGCCCACATTGCGACGCTTACCAACCGTTGCATTTTGGCAATACCAACAGCGCCCACGGCTTGAAATGGTTTAACCAAGATCCAGAAACGGCGGCTTACGCCTGTTCGTACTGTGGCGCCTTATTCACCCAAGCTGAATACCTAAGCGTTTGGCAGCGTTGCCGCTGGACTGATCGCCAAGGCAACTGGTACGACCACGAACAAGGCATGTTCAAAAATGCCGCCGGCGAACCCATACGCCCGCCAAAATCCATTGCATTCGATAATTTTTGGGCTATTTACAGTCCACAAACAACCTGGTCAAACATCGTACGTGAATGGCGCACGGCCGTTGCTAAAGCCAAGCACGGCGAACGCTCCGATCTGAAAACCTTCATCAATACCACGCTAGGCGATGTCTACGAAGATGATGTCGAAAAAACAGACGCTGACGACCTCAAAAAACGAGCTGAAGACTTTCCATTACAAATTGTTCCGCGTGGTGGATTGATTTTATTAGCTGGTGTCGATGTGCAAAAAGACCGTTTTGAAATAGTGGTCTATGCCTTTGGCCGTGGAGAAGAAATGTGGACCG